GGTTTAGACGCCACTGAAGGAACGTTAACTGCAGTTACTCTCACCGCAACCACTGCTGGAGACGAGGCCAATGAAATTTCCGTTACTGCCGGCGTCGGCACCGGTCTTGTTGATGCATCAAAACTAACTGCTAACAAACTAGCTGGCGGTGCAGATGCAACCGGACCCTTCGGACGTACATACTTCTTAGGCGCCTTCCATGCCGATGCAAATGACGGTACAATTCTCAAGGATGCAGGATTCGCCGTAGGCGCCGGGACCGATGCACAGCCAATTATTCGTGGCGTGCTCTTTAGCCCGCAGGGCGTCAACTTGGGTCTGTCTAGCATTAATGCTTCAAATAACGAGCCTCAGTCTGTTAACGCTGCTACTGGTGAGTTTGGAACCGATGCCGGCGACGATGGTGGATGGATGACTGGATCAGTCGACATCGGAACGGGCAAGCAGGAGTTTGTAATGCTCCTCAACGGCCATGCCAAGAGCCTGGAGTATCCGAACATTCTATCGGCCTCGTTTGATCCGAACGCCGCGAACTACTTCTGGAACGTATTCAATACCGACCCCACACTGGTGGAGAAGGCAGGACACTACCTCAAGGATCACTGGAACGTCTATCCATCACACAATATATTGACGGGATCTAATGCGACCTTTGCTGGTGCAAGAACAGGAACCAAACATGAACTAGCGTTCCTCCTGACGGGATCGCAGGCACGAAATGTCGGAACAGCCGCGGTTCCCAACTACGAGAACTTCGAGACCAGATTCAAGACAGCATTTTCCCCATGGGTGGTATCTCAGAAATTCGGCGGATCATCAAAGAATCTATTCAAGATTTATGCTCTCGACGACGGCGCATCGGCCAATAATAGGTTCAAGGTCTCTGTTGAGAATATTGTCAAGTCAAACAATGAGGCTGCACCCTATGGATCATTTGATCTTGCAGTCAGGGAGTTCGCTGACGACGACGATAATCCCGTGGTCTTCGAGCGATTTGTCAAGCTGAGTCTCAATCCAGGTTCTGAGAGATACATCTCCCGGGTGATCGGCGACAGATACGCCTACTACGACTTCGATAAGAATGAGGGTGCCCAGAAGTTAGTGATCGAGGGAACACACAATAATGCTTCCAAGTACATCAGGGTTTCAGTGGACTCCAGCGTAAAGTACGGGACTATGGAGAAAGAGGCACTTCCCTGCGGCTTCCGTGGCCACCACCACTTGGTAACTTCTGGATCTAACTTCTTGGCAACTACTGCAATCGATACAACAGACGGCGGGAGTATTGCTAACATCTTGGATCACGCCAAGCAGTTGCCTGTTCCAATGCGTGACTCCATTCACTTGGGCCAGTCTCCAAAGAAAAGAGCCAATGCGGCGTTGTACTGGGGTGTTCAGTTCCAGGTTAAAGACAGTGTGAAGGAGCCCAATAAGAATAGGAACTTGGACAAGTCCCTTAGGGCATTTACATGTATGTATCCGAACCATCGTCTAGATTGGCAGAATGTTTGGGTGGGTGATAACGCCGGTACACTTGATGTCAACGACACAGTTCTGGACTCTGACAGGTTCAATAATAATAAGTTCACCCTTGAGAATGTTCAGGTCAAAACCTCGTCGGTCAAGGATATACCCAGTTCCAAGGACTGGCACAACGCCGCGTATCGTCGTAGTGGGGTACTCTCATACAATACTGATCTTACATTGGCCAATTCGAGATTCTTGGATGTGTCCAAGGACTTTGGTGAACTCTCTGTCAAGAAGTATCTGAAGTTTAGCTTCTTTGTTCAGGGTGGCTTCGATGGTCTCAATCCTTTCGATGAGGAAAAGACCAAGATGACTGATACAGCGGCCAGGCGAGAAATGGTCGACTCACTCAATCAGAAGGGTGTGAAGGACTCCACTGTTGCGGCGTACAGAAAAGCAATTGATGTGATGGAGGAAAAATCCGACGTCGATATTCAGCTACTGGCCATTCCTGGAATCAGGATAAAGGAAGTTACTGACTATGCCATTGATTCTGTTGAGACACGTTTCGATGCGATGCTCATCATGGATCTTTCTGAGTACGACAATACATTAACAGTTGTAACCTCCTCTGCGGAACAGATGATCAGTGTAACGAATACAGTTGATAAGTTCCTTTCGAGAAACTTGGATACCTCGTTCGCCGCGGCGTACTTCCCGGATGTGGTTATAACCGACCCAGCAACGCTGACCAATGTCAAGTGTCCGCCATCGGTCGCTGTCTTGGGTGCCTTCTCACTAAATGATGCGGTTGCACACCCATGGTACGCTCCTGCTGGTTTCACCCGTGGTGCTCTATCCTCAGTGATCGAGTCACAGGTAAAACTGAGTAGAACTAATCTCGATGATCTGTACGAGGCAGACATCAATCCAATCACCGCCTTTCCACACACACCAGGTGTGGTGGTTTTCGGCCAGAAGACGCTTCAAGCACATGCCAGTGCACTCGACCGAGTCAATGTCAGACGTCTACTCATTGAGATTAGACGCCAGGTGAAGCGAATTGGAAACACCCTGCTATTTGAGCCGAACAGGGAAGACACTCTCGCTCGATTCTCCAACGCTGTTAATCCAGTACTACAGAGAATTCAGGCGCAGCAGGGTCTAGATAGGTTCAAGGTGGTTATTGATACAACCACTACAACACAGGCTGATGTGGAGAACAATACCCTTCGGGGCAAGATCTTCCTCCAGCCGACAAGGGCTGTTGAGTTCATCTCTCTTGACTTCGTGATCACGAATGCAGGAACAGAGGTGTAAGAAACTCCCGCAAGTGGATAGTTAACAATGCAACGGATAATACGTTACTAGGAGATCTAAGAAAATGGCTGAGACACTTTCCGTCACTGATATGCTTCCCAATAAATTTGAGCCAAAGCGAAAATTTAGATGGGTATTCGCAATTGAGGGCATCGACGCGTTCCTGATGAAGACCGCTGCCCGGCCGACAATCAATACGGCTGAGCAGGAGATCTCCTATATGAACTCAACAAGGTTTCTTGCAGGCAAGACCAAGTTTGATGCTATTAGCTGCACTCTACACGATCCGATTGCACCATCAGGTGCACAACAGGTGATGGAGTGGGTGAGAACACACTTTGAGTCTGTCTCCGGACGCGCGGGCTACGCGGACTTCTACAAGAGGGACTGCCAGCTCAAGCTGTTGGATCCTGTGGGAACCGTTGTTGAACTTTGGGACATGAAGGGATGTTTTCTGACATCGGCCGCGTTCAATGATCTAGACTACGGTGCAGAGGATCCGACAGAGATCGCTCTGACAATCCGATTCGATAACGCAGTTCTTCAGTACTAAGACGTGCCGCAGGCACACATTAATTATAAACCCTCTGTTACTCCGTTACACTTGACGAAGACAGGGGGTTTATAGTATGACCACTTGGAAGACCGGCTCCGGTGAACCAGTAACTTTTCAAGAAATAGTCGAACACGCATCTAGATATCAACAAAAGGGAGGCAAGGTTTTCGTTGCAACTGACTCCTTTGTCTCCAATGGTAAGTGCGTCTTCGCTAGCGCTGTTTGTCTCTACAATCAGGAGCTTCGAGCGGGTGGCTACTACTTCTTTCGTAAGACGACAGTAAATGCATCCGAACTCAAGGATCTCAGACACAGGATAACCCAGGAAACACACCAGTCTATAGATCTGGCAGTGTCTCTCAATGACTGTGGTATAGAGGACCTTGAGATACACCTAGATGTTAGTCCTAAGGGATCACCACATGCAACTGCTAGCCTCTCTGAACCACTTTCTGGTTATGCTATGGGTGTTGGCTTTGATTGCAAGGTAAAGCCCAACGCATGGGCCGCGCAGGTTGCTGATAAACACTCAAAGTAAGACATTGACCTTTACAAACATATGTTTTACACATAATTTTTGAGTGTGGATACTTATTATGCGCGGGCTTCAATGGCAGCTAAGCTTACAAAGGACGGAGTGAACAGTGTCAGATACTAATGATAATAGAGAAAAAAGAAACGAGATATTTGGAAATGTCGGTGGTAACCCGATGATTCCCAAGTCCAATGTCATGAAAGAGGACTTTGGATTTGAAATACCAGTGGAGAGTGTGCCTCTACCATCCCGAGGGGTTGTGTATGATACAGAAAGTCCGCTCTATGGCCAGGATACAGTAGAGATTCGGGCCATGACAGCCCGTGAGGAGGATATCCTCACCTCAAAGGCCCTTATCAAAAAGGGAACTGTTATCACCCATCTTCTTGAGTCATGTCTCATTGACAAGAGAATTAAGACGTCCGAGATGCTAGCCGGAGACAGAAATGCTCTCATGACAGCACTTCGTATTACCGGCTATGGCTCGGACTACGTCGTCGAGGTAGACTGCCCAGGATGTGGAGAGAGATCAAAAAATACCTTTCAGCTCTCTGAGCTGCCGATCAAGAGGCTAGACGTTCCTCCCGTTGCTGACGGCGCTAATTTATTTGAGTTTGACCTCCCTGTAACCAAGCATACTGTTCGTTACAAGTTCCTGACTGGGAAGGACGAGGAGGATATCATGGTGATGCAGGAGAGGAAGAAGAAGACCGGAATGCAGGGAGACAATCTAGTGACTACTAGGTTGCAGTATTGTATGGTGTCGGTTAACGGAATTACTGACAAGGGAAAGGTAGGTGCCTTTATTAGGAATATGCCTGCGATGGATTCTTTGGCCCTCAGAAAGCACATTGATAAGGCCGAGCCCGGAATCGATATGAAATCATGGATGGACTGTCCCCATTGTCTTGAGACATCGGAGGTACGGCTCCCATTAGGAGCCTCCTTTTTTTGGCCTGACACCGAGTGATAAGGAAATATTCTTAGAGCACATTTTTCTCCTAATGTACTACGTGGGATTCACGTATAAAGAAGCATATAATATCCCACTATGGCAGAGGATCTGGTTTCTTGAGCGGATCAACAAGGAGATTAAACGTGCCAATGAGAAGGGAGGCGGCGAATCAAGGGCAGCCCATGCCAACCATCCTGAGGCCCGGGCCATGATGGGACGTTCCAGATCCCAGGTTCCATCAAATCTAAGGCGTTTTACCTAGATCGACATAATTAGTTCTAGGAGGAATGCATTAATGACTAACAAAGAAACTAAGAAGAGATTCAACTCCGCGGCGGCTTCCTATATTATGGGAAATATGCCCAGTGTTGAGGTGGTGGGATCTCCCAAAAAGATCAGCGTGGTCCGCGAGGTGCTGCAGGCATCCCGAAATTTGTACGAAGAATTACAGAGTTCGAATACTAATCTGGCCCGGGTAATTGCGCTCTTAGAGAAGAAGAGGGTAGCAGCCCGAGCCTTTCATGAAAGTGTTGGTGTTGAATGGGTTCTCTGAGGCATCGAAAAATTGTTAACAGACATATTTACGTCTAGACAAAAGTCTCAGAGGATTGTTCAATGGCACAGGGTGATCTCAATAAACAGTTAGGGATCCAGCAGCAGATCAATAAGCTCCTAGCAGATAGGGCAAGTATGATCGACACTGCAACATCAAGCCTGTCGGCTCAGACACAGGTTGCTGTGGAGTTGTGTAAAGCCCTGAACTGTGATGACCTAGCCGGAATAGAGGATCGCCTTGGGGGAATCACAGAAGGCCTAGGCGCCGCCGCCGGCGCTGCCGGAGACTATGGAGAGGCATCCCAGAGTGCCACGGATCAGGCATCCGAAGGCGGTGATAAAGCCGGCAGCACGATGAGCAAGTTGAAGGAGCATCTTACAGCGGCAAAAGGAGCCGGAGTAGGTGCCGGCGTGGGTATAGTGTCTGGGATGAAGGGCGCCGTGGACCAGGCCAAGGCCGCGGCCGCCGGGATAAAATCTGTTAGCGGTGCACTTGGGGGAGTAGGAAAGTCTATTCTCATGATGCCTTTTAAGATGATGGGTGCCCTGACCTCGATGGCAGGTGGCGGCGGAGGCGGGCCCAATCCTATCAAGCAGGCCCTAGAGGAAATTCGGGGTGAGATGGGATCCCTAGCCTCAAATGAGGGTAAGGCTCTCGCCGACGGTTTGGATACCCTCAAGGGTAGCATGAATGATCTGGGTGGATCCGGCATGAAGCTGTCCCAGGTCTACGGTAGAGGAAGGAAAGGTCTAGCCGAAGCCCTCAAGGATCTAGCGGCATCCGCCACCGCAATGGGACCCGTATTTGGCCTATTGAAGGGTGAGTTTGCTAAAAATGCCGGAGAGATCCTGGCTTTCAAGAAGGGTTTGGGGATTGCCGACGATGCAATGAAGGCCTTGGGTCAGAGGGCATTAGCTTCCGGTAAAACACTCACAGATACGCTCCACGAGCAGGCTAATATGGCCCTTCAGCTGGGTGATAAGTACGGGATCAGTGCAAAGAAGATCTCAAAGTCAATGAATGAGATGACCAAGGACTTCTCTAACTTTGGATCCATGTCTCAAAAAGAGTTAGGTGCCACTGCTGTTTATGCTGCTAAGCTAGGCATGGAAATCAAGGATATGATGGGAGTTATCGACAAGTTCGATAACTTTGAGAATGCTGCAGAGGGTGCATCTCAGCTAGCTCAGTCATTTGGCATGAATGTTGATGCCATGGCAATGATGAATGCACAGTCTCCTGCGGAGAGAATTGATATTCTTCGTAAATCGTTTGCTGAGACAGGCAAGTCTATTGAGGACATGACACGTCAAGAAAGGAAGCTGCTAGAATCGCAGACAGGCCTCACCGGCGCTGCTCTTGACGCAGCATTTGCCCAGGAGAATATGGGGCTGTCGTACGATGATGTTCTCGCTAGTGCAGAAGATGCAGAGAAGAAGCCTCTATCACAGGCTGAAGCCATGAATAAGTTGGCTGACTCTATGCAGAAGGTCTTCGGCGGCGGAGGAGGAGGTGGATTTAAGGGCTTCTGGGATGCCTTCACTAAGGGCTTTGGAAAGGGCATTAAGAGGAGTAAAGAGTTCCGCAAGCTCATGATAAACATGCGGAAGTCCATGAAGATCGTCAACAGGGCCGGTAGAGAGCTTGGAAAAATGTTCGTGAATCTATTTCCGGGTATCAAGGATATGCTGGGAGGTATGGCAGACCTATTTAATCCGAAGAAGATAAAGGAGATGATGGGCAAGATGCTCGGAATCTTCAAGGACTTCTTCCAGATGCTTCAGACAGATCCAAAAGCCGGCGTTGAGATGCTTCTGGATCGATTGAAGAACCTGTTTGGTCAATTCTTTGACTCCAAGTCAGGCGCCGGTGCAAAGGTAAAGGAAGGATTCATAAAGTTCATCAAGGCCTTTGGCGGGATTATTGCTGGGCTGATTCCGGTAGCTATTAAAGGTCTAACCGGCCTAATCAATAAGATGGCGGCGGCCATAAACAATCCACAGACCACGGGGATAGCACAAAACTCAGTCTTCACCGCCATAATGACAGCCCTCAAGAACGCATTCGATGGTCTCATGGCAGCCTTACCCGGTCTGGTTAAGGCGTTGATGAATCTATTTGTCGCCGTCCTAAAGAATCCCAAGCTTCGCAAGATAATGTTCATCGTCACCGCGGCGCTGATCTCCAAGGTGCTCCTGACAGCTGCGCTCAGTGCTGCTAAGGGTGCTATCATGGGCAAAATTGGCGGCATATTTGCAAAGTTCTTTGGCGGAACCATGGATAAAGCAGGCAGTAAGATGGCGTCCAACCCCGGGGCGAAGTCGATGAATAAGAGCCTAGGCGAAAAGACTTCAATGGGACAGTCCCTTCGATCGTTCTTCTCAGAGGTGGGAAACATTAAACCGTCGGATATTATCAAGGCAGGCATAGTTTTGATGCTACTTGTGGTGATGATGGCGGGGTCCATGCTTCTCTTTGCCTATACTATCAAAGAGGTTGCCAGTATCCTGAAGCCTGTCTCTTTCAAGGACATCGCGAAGTCATTTATGGGTCTTGGCGTGGCTTTGGCAGCGACTTGGGCAATGATACAGGTTGCCATGTTACTTCAGCCTGCCATGATGCTCCCGGCGATGCTCGGAATGCTGGCCGGCGCCGTGCTGCTCGCTATTGGTGGTTATGCCTTTGCTGAGGCCCTGGTGTCAGTGATGAGCTCTATGAAGGGCATTGATGGAAAGGCAGCAGCAAAGGCAATGGGCGCTCTAGCTATGGCTGCTCTGGCAACCATAGGATTGGCTCTGGCAGGAACAGCTCTGCTTGTTGTTGGTTTGGCGGGCCTGGCAGGAATTGGTATGGCATATCTGTTCTTGCAGGCAGCGTCACAGGGATTCATCGGGGCTGCCCAAATGGTGTCCGATCAGATGGCCGGATTCGATGTCAAGTCTGCAGTCAAGAATTTCCTAGGACTGGCCCTAATTGCTCTGTCTATTGCTCTCATTGCTCTTCCGCTGGCTCTAGTGGGTCTTGTGGCGCAACCGGCGGCCATCGGCGCCCTAGCTATCATACCTCTTTTGTGGGCCATCAACAATATGATGATGCCACAGATTCTGACATTCTCTTCGCAATGGGCAGGTAAAATAGCTTGGATACCCATAGCCAAGGATTTCGCTCAAATGGCCCTCGCTTTTGCTGGGTTGGCTTTGGCAGCACTACCGATGGCATTGATGGGAATGATCGCAATGCCCGCGATAATTGGTCTTGGGATGTCTATCGGCTTTTTCGCTCTATTTCCAAAGATCGCTCCACTAATTCAATCGACTGCTGAGGTGATGAGCGGAATTGACTGGAAGTCTCTGGCCAAGATGATGGGCCTAATGGCTATGGTCTTCTATGCCTTGGCTATCTCTGCCGTCGCGCTAACCGCGGTCGCTGTCTTTATACTTCCGGCAGCACTTGGATTGTGGCTATCTGAGTACTTCTGGGAGAACTTTGCCGATGCCGCACCGCTAATGCTAGCTGCACAACAAGCCGGCGCCCCAATTGACTGGATGGCGATGGCATCCATGATGGGTCAATTGGCTATAGTGATGTTGTCGCTTGTTATAGCCGGGGCCGCTGCAGCGGTCGGTGGTCTTATTGCTGCCGTGGGTGCTATTGGATTAGTTGCATCAATTCTTTGGTGGGAAACCCTACCAGAAATATTCCCTTCCATGACTGCATCCTACGAGGCCGGAAAGAGCATCCCATGGACAGATATGGCCATAATGATGGCCCAGTTCGCCATTGTGATGCTGGCAACATTGGTCGCCGCGGCCCTAGCAATCCCTGCCGGTGTCCTTGGTGCGATCGCGTCGCTCTTCATGGGAGGCGTGGGAGCCTTCATGGAAGGCCTCAATGAAGACATTATACCAGGAATGAAGGATCTCCTGGCCAATAACGTCGACTGGAAGAAGGCCGCTCAAATGTCATTGGCACTAATTATCTTCTTCACCGCCATGGCCGCCGCAGCCGCTGTCTCCGTACTTCTGGCTGTTTTTGCCCTTCCATGGGTAATGTGGGTTGCAGAAAAAGGATTTGGAGTAGTTGCCAAGTTTGCGGAGATGATAAAGAGTGATTTAGTCCCGGCCATCACAGCACTGTCGAGCATTAAAATTGCAGACCCAGCATCCTTCAAGATGGTAATGGAAGCCCTGTCAGCGATGTTTAAGGGTATGGTTGATATTGGAGAGGTCGGAATTGCCCTGGCTGAGATTGACTTGGAGGCAGTCGAGGAGGGTGCTGCGGCAGGTGGAATCATCAATGCGGTGACCTCGTTTATCGAGGCACTAATGGGCGGCATCACTAACATGATCACAGCCCTCTCAAATATAGCCAAAACCATTGATCCGTCACAACTATCGACGCTGGTGGCAGTGGGGGATCTTCTCCCTGCAATTGCCACTTTGGTAACTGCACTACAACCGCCCCCAGAGCTCTTTGCTCTTATCGGGGACACAAGTGCCGGCTGGCTTGATTCCGGCACCGACGGTGATGCTCAGAAGAAGATAATGACCGATATGGCCACCATGATGAAGACGATGATGGACGGCATAGCTGAAACAATCCCTGTTATTCTTAAGTCTGTCCTGGATGCTGCCAAGACTATTGATGATCCCGAGGCGGTCAAACCGCAACTTGAGATTGTTGCCATGGCTATAAATGTGGTCTCACAATTTGGAACAGTAGTTTCAGAGATTGCAGGACACGCCATGGAGATGGCCAAGTCAACCGCAGGGTGGTTCTCCGGGCCCGATCCAGCTGAAGGAATGAAGCAAATGGAGGGTATCATTGGTATAATTAC